GTTAATCTCTTTTGTTGTGTAATCTAATCCGTTATAAATGTTTTGAGTATTCATTGTTTCGCTCTCTATTTTCCGGGAAAACGCCCGGTCGTTCTTGTTTGATGATGCAAATATACAACCTTTATTTTAATTACCAAAGGTTTTATCTTTTATTTTTCAATTTTTATTCGATAATGTATGCCTTTATATGGCTTACCTGTATCAACAGCCTTTTTTATTAGCGTTCTATCAAATCCTTTTTTTTGTGCATCCTTGTAATTTAAGAACTCAACACATACTTTGCCATCATATCCGACGCCCTCAATTGGAAAATTGTATTTTGTCTTATTCCTTATCGCTAATTCGTAATTCATATTTTCCTTTTGCGTACACCAGCGCAAATTTTCAACAAAGTTATGATAACGCACTCCGTCGATATGGTCAACGTATGGTTTATTGTCCGGATTGGGGATGAAAGCATTTGCAACCAATCGGCTAATTTGTTTTGTCTTACTCTTTCCGTTTTTACTTAATGATACGGTTAAACCGTTACTAATAGTTTTTGCGGGACAAAGTATTGCGTTTTTCCTTACCGTCATTATTCGACCGTATGAACTAACCTTATACAACCCCTCATAACCTTTAATGTCTTTCCAATTCTCCATAAAATTATATTTTAGTATTTTGATAGTGCAAATATAAGAAGTTTTATTTTTATTTCTCATATTATCGGCATACTAATATTATTTTCTTGGAATTTTTGATTTAAGCGACTTTTACAAGAGGGACGGGTAAATTATCCACTTTGAAATAAAATGCCCGGAAACGGGCTAAAAATGGCTCAATAAAAAAAGGGGTTGCAACGCCTTGTTACAACCCCCGGTTTATTACTTTTCTATGGTTACGAACTCAACCCCCAATATTCGGGTCGCCGGGTTCTTGCTTACAACGTCAATTTCCCGGTTCTTAATCTTTCGGGTTTTCCAAAGGAACCCCCAAAAGCGTTTATATTGCACCGTTTCCGCTATTAACAGACTATCCCGGTTTATATGCGTCCCGGTAAATACCCCGGCGGGCGTTGTGCATCCGTGCAACTCAAAATACGGTTCCACAATATCAATACAACGTAATACGGTCGTAACCGTGTCGCCGGGCAAATATACAATACTATCCCGGACGTTCGCCCGTAATTCGTTAATCGTTTTCATTTGTGCCGTCGTAACCCTTTGCAAATCCCGGTTCTTTGTCTGCAACGATTTGATTAACGCTGCATCATCCGCCCGGTACTTTTTATATTCGGATAATTTTAACTCCAAATTCCCAACCTTTGCGGCGTTCAAACTATCCTTTGTTTGATAGGTTCGGACGTCCTGCAACAACGTTTCGGTATTGCTCCGGTATTTATCCCGTTCGGCGGTCAAACTCTTAATACGGCTTTGTTGTACCCAAAAGGCGGCGGCAACCGCCATAATGATTGCCGCCAATATTATATACTTTTTCATGCGTTTGCCGTGTAAATGATTAACGAACTATTCGGCGTTTTGCTCAATGTTAAAACGTAATGTCCGCCCGCCATTTCAACCGTACTATTTATTTCGTCCTCGTTAATCTCCAATTGTGCAAAGGAAATTACGATGCCCGAAATATATACTTTTGGTATGTTGTGCAACGGGTCGGCGTTTACGGCGTCAATAAATGCGTCTATTTCCGCCTGTGGGTTCGTTACGTTTTTCGTATCTTCTTGGTTGTCCTCAACCGTAACCGTAAAAACGTCCTCGCAATCTGCAATAATAGCGGATAACAACGGGGCAATACTAATTCCCGCTTGGCTCCCTTGATTGGCAACCAATTGTTCCAAATACTCCTTTTTGTCTTTCTTTGTCATAATGGTACAAAATTAAATGTTACTATATTCAATTGCCGCATTAAAACACGGGCATTCTTTAATGAACTCCCACGGCTCAATAATGCCGTCGCCGTTCAAATCCGGGGAATAATCCCTATGTCCCTTAATCGTTGCGTCCGGGAACATAACGACTAACCGCATAAGCAACCATAATAACGCCTCTTTTTGTTCCGGCGTGCGTGTGTCGGCGGCTTTGCCGTTGGCATCCAATCCCCCAACGTAACAAATGCCAATAGACCGGGAATTTTGCCCGGAAACGTGCGCCCCAATCTCGGAAAGATAACGCCCCGTTTCAATTGTCCCGTCCGGCAATACAACAAAATGATAACCGCAAATTCGCCCGCTTTGGGGTTGCTTCTTAAATCCCCGTTCTTTGTGCCAACCGTCAATAACATCAACGTTGACTTTTGCGCCCAGCTTGGTTGCGGTGCAATGTACAATCAAATCCGTAATTGTCCGGGTCGTTTTTTGCCCCTCCAAATACTTTAAAATCTCTGTTTGGTTCATTGTTCGCCCTCCTTTTCTTTATCGTTAATAATATCGCTATCGTGTTCCCGTTGGTATCTCTCAATTATCGGTTGCCAATATCCCGGCAATACCCGTGTAAATTCCAACCGGATAACGTGGTAAATAATACGCAACGCAGCCTTTGTGGGATATGCTTTAATAAGGTTGCGGAATGCGTTTTGCAAATACACATACATAAAAACATAAGTAAGCGATTTAATTACTACTTTGGCGGCTTCATTATCGCCACATTGCAGCATTACCGAATAAATAACGTGTATAATGGTAACATACAAAAGCAATTCCGCCAACGCATTCTTAAACTTACTAAATCGAAAGTTTTTGCAATGCCTTACACTTACACCGTCCGCCCGCATACCAGCCCAAATATTGAAAGCAAACATAATGACTAATGCGTACATAAAACCCGCCGTTGGGGTTAAATAGGCTAAAATAGGACTTAACGACGTGGCGAATATCATACGCCATTGTTCCCATGTAAAAAGTTTATCCATATCTTTAATGATTAAAGGGCGGACGGTTTCCCGTCCTCCCTTTGGTTAATGGTTATTGGCAAAAATTCGCAACGAAATTGCGGTAACAAACATCGCCAATTGATAAATACCCGTTGTTGTCGGGGTGTACGCCGTTCGTATCGACCCATTCAGTAACCCTGGTATTTCGGGTATTAACGGCACGTTCGGCGTGCGGCATATTATATTCGGTGTCGAACTCGGCAGATACGTTCACAAACTCCACAAAACCGGAATATTCCGGGCGGTTCGCAAATTCTTGGTATGCGTCGTTTTGGTTCAATGCCGTAACAACCATACCGTAACCGTCGGCGTAAGACGTTCCGGTTGCGCCATAATTCGCACCCATACCGCCCCGGACGCTCGGAACCTGAACCCCCATAATTTTTAATTTGGCGTTTGGGAACTCGGCGTGTAACGTGTCGGCAAATATTTTTATTTGGTTCAACACGCTTGTAAAATCAGTACGACCGGGCGTTTGTTCGTTCCACGATAACAGCGTATAAACAACGTCTATTTTACCCCCGGCAACGGCGTTGGCGTAAGGTATGAACGACATTTTGTTGTTATCCCAATCCCAAAGCGGGTTTTGCGTATCCCGCGCAACACTTGTATAAGTAATCGTTGCGTCCCCGGTTCCGCTTGACTTGGTTAGCGTACCACTTGCGGACGGTGCGGGCGTCAACGCTGTAACAGAACAAAGGATATTACCCGTACCGCCTGTAACATTGACCTCCATAACGGTAAACGTATTCCCGTTGTTGGTATATACCGCCCCAACTGATAACGACGTTACGCCCGTTACTTGGAACCTGTATGCGGGTCGCCCTTGCTGTGTATAACTTTCCCACGTCCAACCGCCAACGCCGAAATATCCCGTTGTCCCGTTCTGTTTGGAACCGACAAAGGCAATATTGGTTAACGCTTTCCCCGCCGGGGTTCCTCCGGTTCCGGTCAATCGCCTGTTAGCCTCGGCGCACCATGTACCCGCCGCCGTAAGGCTATCCCCGAAACAAGCGACGTTAAGATTTGCCGCCGGGGATTGCACAACGTTACGTGTAACCAATTGGCACGTTTTCAACGCCAAAACGTTACGGTGGTCGTCCTTAACGGTAACGGTAAAAGTCGTTGTTCCCACGTCCGCCACGGTCGGCGTATATTGGAAATAACGGGGGTATTTGTTGCCCTTTGAACACGTAACCAATATATCGTATTTGTAAGGGTCAACCGCTTGTATCATTCCACGGAAAAACAATTGCAAGGTATCCCCGACAATGGCGTTTATCGTATCTGGCAAACTGATATTTACCGGGTCGGGCGGCGTTACCCCGATACGGCTTGCAATATCCGCTATTTGGTCGTCGTTCAATACGTAATTATTTTTTATAATCCCGACACGGAAATAAAACGGGGCTCCGCCCACTGATACGGCGTACGTTTCCGTCATATTTCCATTTGTGGAGTATCTGTCAAATTGGTATCCATTATCCGGTAAATATGGATACGTTCCGTTGTACCCTCGGCGGACTACAAGTTGGTTGCACCAATACATTAAAAACAAAACCTTACCGTCAGCGTTGGCGATTGTTTGACCGAACGGAACGGCGATATACTTTGTTTCGCCGGGCGCAACGCTTACGTCAACTGTGACGTCGGCTAACTTTGTGCCGTCATAGTCCGTATCGAATATTGCGACCCTCAATTGCGTAATCGGGTCGGCTCCTCGGTTAATTACACATACCTCGGCGGCGTCAAAGTTTTTGCGTACCCCGATATGACAACCCCAACCGCTAAACGTGGACCACATATTTTTATTGGTAAAATCGTCCGTTTCCCATTCTTGCGCATTGTCTAATTGTTGCGAATTATCAAAAACGCTATTCCAACCGACGTTTATATTTGCGATTTGTGCTTGCATTGTGGGGATTGTTTGGGTAATATCCAAACCGGAGAATTGCGACCAAATACCGCCCGCAAAGATTTTAGGGGTTAACGCCCAACCGTCGAACCCGTATAAATTATTAATATCCGCCGGGGTTTCCTGTTGGATTGCGTCCCAATCAACAATAAGCCACGAACCCTCCGCAACTCCGGTTGCTACTTTCATCAACCAATATTTCGACCCTGCAATTTGCGCTCCGGTAAATGTTGCGAGTCCTTCCAATTCTGCCGTACCCGCAAGAAAATCGGGGTTAGCATTATAACGATACAATCCAATTGTATGCACCGTTGGTCTTATTATGGAAAGCGAATACCATTTTGCCGGGTCGTATTCCATGTTGATATAACCGTTAATCAAAAAACGGTTCAAACCCAAAGCGACCAACGTCGCCGACAACGGTATTTCCTGCCAAAGCGGGAATAAATCTAACCGGGACGTTTCCGCCAACGTGCGATAAAAACGACGGGTTCCGCTATAATTGGAAATATCCAAAGCGTCGCCCGGCATCAACAACGGGGCGTCTGTGTCTACGTTCAAAATGATATACGCCGCATTTTCCGGGGCTGTTACCACTCTAACCGTACCGCCCAACGCTAATTCCGAACCCAACATATTATAATTTGCATCGAACCAAATTATTTGTTGTGCATTTATCCGGTACGTTGACCCGGCAACAACGGGGTAATACGGCGACATCCAATAAGACGGATTTGTTTCTAAACTGTAATTCGTCCAATTGAAATAATACCCCTTTTTGAAATCATTAATTGACGCTACATTGTACCCGGTGCGGTCAATATCCCCTTTCGCCAAATACTTGTTACCGTAATAATCGACGGGGAATTGCGACACGGTTGTTAATACCCACGCCCCCGCCGAATTATTGGATATGATATTGAACCCGGCGGGAACCGTCAACCCAAAATTTGCATACTCTCCGGGCGTCCCCGCTATATAAAAAACGTTTTGGTCGGGCGTCCCCGGATTGGTTGTACTATTTGCAACGCCCTTAAACGTTGCGTTTGCCTCCACGGAATTAACGATTGAAAGTAATGTACTTTGCAAAATCGTTCCCGTAATTTCGTTGTTGCCGTTCGCCTTAATTACGGCGACAATTGCGGCTTTCAAATCGGTATAATTTGCCATATCTCAAAAGTAAAAAGTTACTGATTATTGTTGAAATCGTTATTGAAATCGTTATTGAAATCGCCCCGGCTCGTTGGGGTGTATCCCCGTCCGATTTTCTTTATAACCGTGTTCGTATCAAATTCCGCCTCAACACTCGCCAAATCCCCCTGCGTTTGCCATTTGGGGGTAATCAAAAAGGTATCGCAATTGTACGATATACCGTTGGACGTAACAACGGTATGGTCGGACAACCGGATTATTCGCATTGCGTCGCATAAAAATTCCGGTGCAAGGAATTGAAATTTATACGTCTTTTCGCTCAACTGCTTTTCCGGAAAAAAAAAGCCGTCCCGGTTTTCGCCGTCCTCTTCAAATTGGTATTCCGGTTTGCCTAACTCGGTGCAAAGATATACGACGTTTTTATATTGGTCGCTATATTGGACGTGTCCGCCCTCGTAATACAAATTTGTTTCGTCCCACCATTGCACACGCAAATAACCGTCCATGTTCCCAGCAACGACGGTAAACATTTCGCTGTAATAGGTTCGACCGGACGCCGTAAGACGCATATAATAAATACCTTGTTGCATGGTTATTGACAACGGCAAAAGTCCGGGATAAAACACAATGTTGTATCCGTTCGCCGCAAAGGTCATAACCCGCAACCCCCCGGCAATCATATCGTCCGTTATATTGGCAACCTGTTTGCCGTCCTTATCGAACAAAAGAACGTTTGTAATTACGGTGTTTGCGCTGTAATCGACGACGAATTGAAACGGCAAAATAAACCCGGCTTGCGAAAATAGCGGGTAAACATTGCCATACGCATACGACTTGCGAGCGTTCTGATATTTTATATCTGAATACCACGGTAACGGGCTTAAATTATTATTCTGTATCATACTTCAAAGTTGTTTTAATGGAACGACTGCACAAATTTACGCTTAATTTATCAACTTGACCGTTACCGATATACGTTTTTATTAGTTGCATCGGGTTGGGGTCGTCATTTGCCGGAAAACTAAACGTTTGTTTCTTCTTTCTCTCAATACCGTATGCGTAAACCTCGGAACCGTTTATTGATACACGACGGGCGGGTAAATCATACATCCAATAGGGCGATTGCAGATTGATAAACGCTAAATATCCGTTTTGCAAATAGTATTCAACTCCGTTGACGGTTTGTTTGGTAAACGGTAATATCCATTGCGACCCGGACGTTGGCGGAACGGCGGCAAACAAGGCGAACCCGTCGGAACTTATGTTGCCGGGGTTTAACAACATCATATCAATATCGGACGTGAAATTTGATATATTAATTTCCTCAACCTTTCCGGGCGTTACATACTTACTAATTACTTGTATCGGCAATCCCTCAAAAGCCGCCGTAACGTCGTCCATCCACTTAAATTGGTAACGTTCCGGCAAATCAACCTTATCAAACGAATATTCCGACGTATTGAACGCCCACGGTTTCCCGTTGCGCAAATTCAATTCCTTTGTTAAATCGTGGCTTAACACAACCCCGCCGGAATAGGAACCGCCATTGCGGAAATATTGGATATGTTCAATTTTAAATTTGCCGTCCTCAATAAACCAATAACATTTGAAACAATCCCGTAACATATTGGTAAATTGTTGTAAGGTCGTCGGGGCTTTTTGTGCGGGTTGCTGATATTCGCCGTTTATAATGTTCGTTTTCTGCGATACAAGCAACCGGAAATTCAACCCGGATATTGGATTGTTTCCCCCGTATAAAAATTGGCTATATTCCGCCGTGGCTTCATGCGTAATTCCGGGTGCAATTTGATTGAGCAAAACAGATATACAAGACGCAACCGGGAACACATCCCGCAAAGTATATTCTTTTCGGGCTTTTTCCTCTAATATCCAATCCATCAAATAAAATCCAAACCATAACGACGCATAACGCCACGTTGACCGGGCGATTGGATAAAACGTTTGTCCGAAAATGGAATAGGGCGGCGCAAAATACTTTCCGTTGTCCGCTAATCCCCACTCGGTCGGGGTGTCTGAAAAGTTGTTTGAAATAAACGCCACGTCGATTGCGTAACCAATCGCACGCCTATAATTACGGTTATTATCAACTATATCATCGGCGGGCAATGGATATGTATTAAGTTCGTCGATTTTCTCCACGTCGCACAAATACCGGGCATATATATTATAACTTTTCATATCGGCGTGCATTGTTCCGGTTGCCCCGGAACCCTCAACGGCGGTTAAATCAAATTCCAACGTATCAAACGGTTCCTGCGTTACCTTTTGATAACGAAACATTACCGTATCGTCGGATTGTTTCCGTATTTCAACTACAGCAATACCAAACGGCAACCCCCCGTTTATTCGTTGTTGTGAAATATAGATATAATAATTAACATTCAATTCCGGGTATAATTTCCCCTCGAATACGTCCGCACTTGCACCCGTCGCCATTCGTCCGGTATAAAGCCCGGATATTACCGCCGGGGAACCGTTGGACGTAATTTGTATTTCTTTCAATATATTGCACAAAGCAAAATGATAGGTTTGTACTAATGCGTTTTGGTCGGTCGTGGCGTTTGCGTCTTGTTCCCAATTCGTACCGCCCAAAAAACACGAAACAATACTATCGCCCGGAGCATATATTTGAATAAGCGGGCGTTTGTTTATGGTTATACGTTGGATTGACGGGGCTAATGTTATCAAATTGTATTCCTTTTCCAACCCTGCCAACACGTCGTTATAATCGTCGATTGCATCCGGTTGTACAACTACCTTTTTATCGTAATCGGTAAACGTGCAATCGGTTTTCATAAACTTACCTTGAAAGTATTGGAACCATGTACGCCCGCCGTCGTCGCTCTTTTCAATGCAATACAAAAATTCCGTATCGAATGATTGGCGGTTAATGTAGTCGTAATCGTCCCGGACAAAGGTAATTTTGCCGGATAACTTGGCACGATAAAACCGTTGGTTGGTTTCTAATTCGTACTCCTTTGCCAAATCGTCCTTATAAATCGGATGCACGGTTTGACCTTGTAAGACGTTCGGGGCGTCCAACGTTCCCAATCTCAACCATGCCGTCCCGTTTGCGTATTGTAATTTATGCACATTAAACCGGATATATGCGGCGTTGCTCGGTATGTCAAATTCCGTATTTGTGGCGGTCGGGTCGCTCCCCCAACCGCCGATAATCTTTTTATTGCTGTCGTAAAATGCGCCCCCGGCTTGCGGCGTGTAATTCTGAAACAATTTGCGGGGGTATACGTTACTAACCGGGACAAAAGTACGGGTATAATAGAAATTTGTATTATTCCCGTTAATGTTTCCGGTCGTGCTACTTATCGCCCCGTTTGCCAAAAACGCATTTACAAATGAATGTCTATAAATCGGGTTCATATCAATTTTTAATTTTACGTGTCAAATTCTTGTAAACCTCAATAACATTGCCGTTGCCATCGACGTAACGACGGCGGCGGTTTTGTTCCTTTATCTCCCTTACATCGTCTTTCAAATCCCGCAAATCCGGTGCGTTGTTTTGTTGAACCGTTACATTAACGCCGTCGGTATTGTAGGCATTAAGGTACTTTTGCGGGAATGTCCCCCGGTTCAAACTATTTATTACGTCCGGGATTAAACGACGGAAACGGCGGGAATTACGTTTATTGATAACGGCGAAAAATTCCCCGCCCTCGGCACGCCTCCGGGTTCCGTCCGGCTTGGTTCCTAAATCCACATCGTCCCCGGATTGGTGGGAACCACCCGCTAACAATTCAACCGTACCATCGCCGTAACTTTCCGAACCCCCGGCGTTGGCGGACTTGGATAATTGGGCGGCTTTAATTTTGGCGGCGGCAAAGGAACCCCACATTATCGCAATAGCCGGAATTGCAAAGGGAAAACCTAATTGGCTCCATATTAAAGCGGACGCCGTTACAAGGTTTCCGATTTGTTGGATTGTTTGGATTGCTTGTTGTGCCTTTTGCGCCTTTTGTTGCTCCTTTAGGGCTTTTTCTTGGTTCTTTTTGGCTTGGTCTAATTCCTTTTGTGCCATTGCAACGTTATTGGCGTAACCGTTCGCCCGTGCCTCTAATTCCGCATCTAATCGGCGTTGGCTTGCGTCAACCTCTTTGTCGGCGGCGGAAACGGCGGCGTCGGCGGCTTGTACCTTTGCATCCAAAAAACTATTTAATTGCTCAATAGCAAAGGAAACGGACGTACTTATTGCCTCCTTTTGGTCATCGTCCAAATTCAGCCCAAACAATCCGTAAATATCGTTTCCCCGTTCGTCGCCTTTGCTTTTCTCAATTTCTTGGTCGATTTTCGCAATGGTATTTTCAATTGTCTTAACCTCGGCATCCGTCATTTTAACGCCCGCCGCTTTATTCAACTCTAAAATCTTTTGCAACCGTGCCTTTTCTTGCGCCAACCGGAACCGGGTTTTGCGTTCCTCGGAATTACGGATTAAATCAAACTCGGACGCCTCCAACGCTTGCGTTTGGTCAAACAGCATTAACGCCCGTTGTTGGTTTAACTCGGTCGTTTGCTTCAATACCTCGGCATCGTATTTGGCGTTTATGTCCTTTTCAGATTGGCGGACGTCCTCGGCTAATTGTCTGTTTTGTGCCAATTCAATTGCCCGTTGTTGCTGTAATAACTGAATACGCAAATTTATTTCCTCCTGCGAACCTTCACGGGCGGCGTCTAATTGTAATTGCGTCCGGTCGGCGGCGGCTTGCATTTGGTCGATTGTTATTTTGTCGTTCAATTCGCCCAAACTTTTTGCGTATTGTTGTTGCAAAAGTAATTGTTGGTTAAGCAATTCGGCAACTTGTGTTTCGGTTAATCCCCGCTCGGTTTCTAACCGGGTGTTAATGTCTTGTATCTGCCTTTCATACTCAACCCGCAATTGTTCCCGTTGCTTTTCCGCCCCCTCTGCCATTAATGCAATTTGGGCGTCCTGCGTTGCCCGTTGTGCGGATAATTCCGCCGCCCGTTGTTGGTTGGCTATGTTTACCATATCAACCGCCAATTGTTCCCGTAATAAAACAATTTGGTCGTTCAACGCTTTGCGTGCCTTAACCGTTAAATTGGTTTCCGTTCTCAACTGCAATTGTATATCAGCAATCGCACGGGCGTTGGCGGCTTGGCGTTGCGCCCGTTGTTGGTCGAACGTGTTTTTAATTAAAGCAATCCGGGCGTCCTCGGCTTTCCGTAATATGTCGGTTTCGGCTTTGGCGGCGTCCCGGTTTTCTTGTAAGCGTTGGGCGGCTAATATTTTTCTTTCGGCGTCCAAATCCGCCCCCTCTGTTTTCAGATTAACGGCAATGTCAACCGCCCGCCCGGTATTATCTATTTGACCCTGCACGGCTTCAATCGCTTCGTCAACCTTGACTTTATCAATTTTGCCGTCTAAATCAACATCAATATAAACTTTCTTATCTCCACGGGCTTTGGCGTTATTGAGTTGTACCAACATATCGTTTAGTTGTTTCAACTTTGCCCGGTTCGCTTCCAAATCGTCTAATTCTTGACCGTAAAAACCAACGCTTTTATTGTGTGCCTTTGTGCGCTCGGCTAATATTTCGTCCTCAATCTTTCGGGTTTCGGACAATGAAGCGTTGCGGGCTTTGGCAATATTTAATTCCCGGTTTAATTGGGCGACACGTTCGTTGCTAACTCGGTTCATTTCGGTTGCCTCGGTTTCCAGATAATCCAACCAAACCTTTTGCGCCTCGTTAAGTTTTTGTTGGTTCTTTGCCGATTTGTCGGTATTAGAGGCAAACAGAACTAAAGCCCCTACAACCGTAACCAATGCCAATGCCAAAAGAACATACGGGTTTGCGGCGGCAATCAGATTGAAAGCCTTTTGCGCAATGGTAGCCGCCAACGTTGCCTTTGTTCCTTGCATGGTAACAAGGCGGTTATAAACTTGCGCTTTGCTCAATGCAGCCATTTGTAGCCGGGAAATACCCAACATGATTGCAGATTGTTTTTGTACTGCGTTTTGTATGGCTTGAACCCCGGTTGTAATGGCTATTGCTGCCTGTAATTTCTTTTGCGCTTCCTGCACTTCCTCGCTTTCAGACCCGAACAACTCCATTGCCCCGGTAAATGCAGCAAACCCACCGGACGCACCCGCCGCAAAACTCAACACGGCATCCAAATTGGACGTATCGGACGCCATCCGGGTAATCTCGTCGGTTGCATCCTTGACCGCATCCCGTAATATTGCGGTTTCTTTGCTCAATTGCTGATATTCGGCGGTTCCTTGTTTGCCCTCCAATCGTAACAATGCTAATTGTTTCGTTTGGTTCTCTATTTGGGTCGTCAAACCTTTTGCGGCGTCGGAATAGTTACCGACGTTTAGGGACGTTTTCCCGGTCGCCTCTTGTAACCGCTTCATTTCCTCGTAAATCGCTTTTGTTTCCGCAACCAATTTGCGCCCCTCTTCGGTCGCCTCCCTTTCCTCAACCGTCATGTTATTGAGGTATATTTTATTAATTGAGTATTGAGCGGATAAACGATTATATGAACCCTCGGCGGACTGATTTAACCGGGTCGTTAATTTGTTCAACTCGTTTGCCTCCTTTTGGGCTTGCTTCAATTCCGCCAATCGCTTTGCGTTCTCGCTTTCCGCAAATGCCCAATCCCGTGCCGCCCGTGTCAATTTGTCGGTATCGTTCGACGCCCCCCGGATTGTCTTACGTCCGTTTTCGGTCGCCCCGCTTACGCCCTCCAATGCAGCCTTAACCGTTATTGCTTCCGACTTGATTTTTTGCAACGTATTCATATATGCGTCGCTTAATTGGTCTAATTGCGCAATCAACTTTGTAATACTATCGTCGGGCTTTACAAGGTCGCTATATTTTATTGGGTTGTTATTATCTGCCATACTTAACGTTATTTGCGGGCAATTTGCCCCATATTAAATTATCTTTTCTTTTCCATGTAGTTAATCAACCAAAGAAAAACAACGCCGCAAATCGCCTTATTTGACGCCGTTTTTATTTTTGGTTGGTTTCAACAACTCCTTTATCCGCTCAAATGCGTTGTAATACTCTAAAACGGTGTATTTCTTTGGCTCCGGCACGTGCAAATGTTGGGATATGGTTAAACACATATTTTCAAACTGTTTATCGTACTGAATTTCCATGTTATCGGAACCACTAAAAACAACCGGGCGATTGTACAACAACAACATCGTCGTTATTTTATCAATTTCCGCCCGTTTGTCCTCTGTATCGCCGTTTATAATCGCATCCAACATTAGCATTGTGCGGTTGCGCAATTCGTCGTAATACTCTTTAACCGTCGCATCGTCGAACAACCGGGGGAAATACATTTGCAATTCTTCATCTATTTTTTTTTTGACCGCTTCCATTTGGGCGGTCAACTCTTTAACGGGAACATCGCCGAACATATCGACGACCTTTTGCAATCCATCGTCGGATAAATCGTTGTACGGTTCCCCGTCGATTGATTTAACCAACACGGCAAACGCCAAATGCTTTGGGCTTATTCCGGTTTGAATGAAATACACGTTTTGCCGCATATTATCCAATTCGATTGCCGCCAATTCGGGGGTTTTACTCCGGGCGTATCTTATTGCCTTTTCAATATGCGTGTCGAAATCCTGCAAATCGGAACCAATCCCGGCATCAACTAACAACATTTTATTGTACTTATGAAATCGCAACATCGGCAATTCGTCGATTGCGTCGTATATCTCAACGGTTCGTTCTCCTATCTTAACGGTTTTCATAGCAAAAAACGGGTTATCATTGTGGAACAAAAGGGAACCAACAACAACGTCGGGTTCCCGGTTATAAACGCCAAAAGGATTGCTAAAGCAACCCCCGCCCAAAAGGACAAACAGAAATCGCAATTAAACATCTTTGCGAAAAACTCGTTGCCGTGGACTTGTACCCATTCGATAACCTGCCATTTGCGTAACAAGGTCAAACCGAATGCAGCAACCAAAGCAACCACGACCGTATAAAATAAAAATGCTTGCATACACTTTGTTTTAATCAGTTAAACACGTTTCATCAATTCCCAATTCCCCGGCAAACCGGAACCCGGCGAACGGGTGCATTAAAAATTGATTGTCTATTTCGTCCAAAGTGAACCCGGCAAATATGTTTTCCGCCTTTGTGTACACTCTGTTTATTTTCATGGAACCAGAACGTAACCAAATACCGCCGTTCAATACCCGCATGATTTGTTGTTTGACTGCCTCCGTATTCCGGTTATTGGGGTCATTGGTTATCGTCCGCATATCGAACCAAAAGATAACCGAAAACGGCGTTGTATATTTGTTTTGTTCGCCGGGGAACCAATCAATTTGTTGCGGGTCGTCCAACACGAAAAACGAAAAATTCCCTATATTACTATCCGGGGCAATCAACATATATTCATTGCCGCCGACGTAAATATTGGGCGTATAATATCGTTTCCCCTGTATGGACTTAACCAACCGTTCCGAACGCCCAAAGGAATAGTTAAGCCACGGCAACCCGTCCGCCAATCCCTTTTGAATATTGGCAATAACCCGGTCGAATAACTCCGGGTTCTTTATAATCGGTACTCTATCCATTTCCGTATATTGTTTTTTTTGCTTTGGTTAGCAAATCCGGGTAAACGTATTGCCAAATCAGTTTAGCAATGTTTTCATTCGTCAACCCTAATATTTGCCGCCCGTACTTTTTTATCAAATCTTCCGTCTTGAAATCCGACGCCTTAATTTCAAATTGTTTGTCGCCGACTTCCAAATAAAAACTACTTTCAAAATCGCCCTCATCCCGTAACGTTACCCGGTTCGTCGGTTGTCCCTTTTCCTCCTTAATGGCTATTGTTAGCGGGGTATAAGGTCGATAATCCATTATGTCAACGCCCAATCGGTTAATACCTTGTTCAAATAATTGTTCCTCGGCGTTGGCATCAATGATAAACGCCGTTGTCATTCCGTCGTCGATTATTTCCCGTATAATCAACCCGGACGTCAACCCGTCGTTAAACGTATTAACCCGGTTGCGTAAATCAATTATTGATTGTAACCCCGCCATAATGCAATTACGTTGTCCGGTACTTAACGCCCCGGTTGTTGCAACTCAAACAAATACGGTCAATCCCTTGCGTATCTAATCGCAAAGCCTCAAACGCTTTTTTAAGGTCATAACCCAAACCGCCGGGGCGTCCCTCAACGTTCCCGTCCAACTCGTACAATATTTCCATTTTAGAGGCGTTGGATTGGTTCCGGTTGACCCTTACGTTGGGGTTCATTGCCAACGTGCGCAAAGCGATTGCCGCAACTTGGCGTTGTATTACCGTCTGGAAAATCGCCCGTTGTTCAACGATAAAATCGGTTAGGTCGCAACCGACGGTAATTTCGCAATTCAACCCGTAATTTAGCGTATTAGTGTACATCGTGTATGCTATATCCCACAACTCCGGGTATTCGGCGAATGTTTCCGGTGCGTTGTACATAAACGGCGAAATCTGCAAATACTTTGTCAATTGCCGCCATGCCTCAATATTGCCGTACCCGGTACACGTTCCGCACGGTTCGCCGCTCCAATCTTTCGACACGTTAATTGCTTGCATCCCGGCGGGCAAATCGTCTTGATTGTAACAAAGGAACCACGCACCCCCGGCGTTGTTTGCGTCGCTTATATATGGCAAAAAACAATCTTCCAACGTAAACCATTGAAAGCCGCCATTTGTTAGCGTAAAATTCAAATCAAACGTTTTTATCGGGTCAATCTGCGAACTATGGAATAGATACAATTTCACAATCCCGGTTCCGCCCGTCATTTGCAAGCCTACACGGTGTATTTGTGCAGTTACTCCCATCGCCCGCACCGGGATAATCTCAAACCCTACCAACTTATGATTATTCGGTTGCGTTGCTCTTATTCGTCCCGCACCGTCAAAGAACGTGCGCCGTTCCAATAGGTTCTTTGTTTCCTTATCCAACCCCTTTATTTGGGTAAACGTTTGTACTGCCGTGGAAATTCCGTTGCGGGTCAAACGCTCCAAATAGTCGGACAATATGTTGTATTTCTCCCAAAAGGTCGAACCCTCGGCGGGAACCTCGGCGACGTTATCAACCAAAGCGACCCAATACAAGGGTTTGCCCGCCGCATCGTTGGCGTATTGTACCACGGTTCCGGCTTTCCATTCCTTTGTATCGTTCCAAACCGGGTATTGAAAACCCCAATTATCCGGGACGATTGCCGCCATATTATCCAACGTTACAAGCGGGTGCGCCCCTTGAAAATATAACCCGCTTTCGGTTTCTGTTAATTGCTCGGCGATTGCCTCGGCGGGATTATATGATTGTTCCCAACCGACGACGTGCAATAACTTATCTTGTATTTCCTTAATCCTATACATAAGCCCAAATATAACCGCCGCAAGTCTTTTTTATACCCTTACAGCATTTAACAATATTACTATCATTTAAACCCGTTTCCCGTTGTGCGTCTTTTACTGATAAGAATGTTTTTATCAAATCGCCGCAAATGGAATACATCGCAATTTGTTTTGCTCGTTGGTGCAATCCGCCTAATCTCCCAACCATATATTCGCCAATCTTTTTATTTAGGCGTGATTTTGTTATTGGATTATTACAATTTTCTTTGGTTGTAACCCAACGCAAATTGTCCGCCCTATTATTCGATTTGTCACCGTCGATATGGTCAACACATGGTTTGTTGTCCGGGTTCGGAATGAAAGCCGCCGCAACTAATCTATGAATATTAACAGATTTACGAATACCATTGCACAATACTACAACATTATACCCGTGCTTATTGGGAACGGCTTTAACTATCTTTGTATTATTACGCACGTTTCCGTAATTACTTATTTCATAATTTGGGAAATCGTATATTACTTTCCAACTTTCCATATCATTAATTAAAAAAAGGGGGCGGGGATAACCACCCCGTCCCCTCGGTTAAATAATTGTTCCGTTTTCCGGCTTATGCGCCTGCACCCCCGGCGGGAAATTCCCCGGCGTTGGTTACATATACGGGCATTCCTAACGGTTCGTTCGGATTGCGTGCTGCAATCTCGGCTTTGATAATGGGATTTGCCACGGTGTCCGGCTTGCTGTTATATGCTACCATGTAGGCAACATCAACGCTAAATCCGAAATACTCCTTAACGGCACACGTCAAATCGGCGGTTGCGTCGCCCATAATCGCCGATTGGTCGCCCACGGCGGTATAATAATGCGAACCAACGGGCAAATCAATGTACGGCAAACGTACAATGTCCCATTCGTGGAAATTCGCACGGGTGCGGCGGTATGCCTCACGGTCAACACGGGTTAAGATACCAACGTTTCCATCGGCAACGGCAAACATTGTTCCCATTTTACCCGCTTCGTCTGTTACGTTGTTAGTATAATGCAATACTTTGTTGTCGTATTCCATGCGCTTATTAACGTCGTTGTAAACGCCATGTTGCGCCAACTTGCGTATTAGGCTATCAACCCCCGCATTTGCGATAAGGTGGATATATTCCGGGTAACAATTCGCCCGCATAATTGAGTTAATGTCGCCCAAAATCTCGGTTGCCATTTGGGTTGGAACTTGTACCACGTTTCCGGTCTGCGTGTAGTTGAGCCAAGTTTTGAAAACTTGCGTTTTGTTCGCCTCCAATGCGGCAACGGCTCCTTTATCCAAAGCATCCGCCAACGCACGGGTTGTTTTCTCCATTTTGCGCATGAAATCGTGTTGATACGAAATTTCATTGTTTGAATACGCCGCCGGAACCATCGTAAACCCGATTGCATAGGTAGCCCAAACAAGCGTTACCAATGCGGACGTATTCTCATTGTCGGCAATAACGCACGAACGCACGTTGCTAACTTGTACGTTTTCGTCGTAATTGATAACCGGAACTTGTACCGTGTTACCGATACTTACTAATGCCCTATCTCTCAAATTAGGGCTAATAATTGAGTTGGGGGCGTTGGTTTGCTCAATAAAGAAATCCAATGCGCCGTACTCACACGGGCGGAACATATTACGGTCTAACTCCGGGTTCTCTATCCGCCAATTCTGTACTCTTGTTGCAATTAAACTCATTGTTTAAAAAATTAAATTGTTTATAATGCGGGTTTACCCTTTACCCGTGTTGTCTTTTACTTTTCCGGTAATGCGGAAATATTATTGTCTTTCCATGCTTGTTGCATTCCGGCGTCAAATTCAGCCGTTCCGACTTTTAACCCTTGCTGTTCCAACGTCGCCGTAATTGCGTCGTATGCCTCAACCCTCGTTTTTGCGCCGGATATGTCAACGGTAACATTACCGCCTGCACCGCCTCCACTTGGTGCGCCTGTACCACCGCCCGCCGCTTTGCGTCCCTTATCCAAAATACCCATTGTTTCCAATTCACGGGTCAAAAGGTCGCCGGGGGTGTACGGGTTCAACTGATTGTTCGGGTTGCGCATGATTGCGCCGTTTTCGTCCTTAAACGCTAACATTTTGCCGCCCTTTCCGTCGTCGATAAATTCGGGGTTCATGCCCTTAATCTTTGCAATCGCTTGGTCTAACAAAACCTTTGTTGCGCTTTCCGGCAACCCTGCCTTAAACTTCAATCCGGCGGTTGCTGTCTGCAATGCCGTTTCAACACGAATGCCGAACACCTCGTTTGTGTGGGTTTGTTCGGCTTGGTCGTATTTCGTTTTGAGGTCGTTGTATTGGGTCGTAACGCTTTGCAAATCTGCCTTTGCTTGCTTCAATGCCTTTGCGGTTTCCGCATCCGTCGCACCGTCGGCAATGGCTTTTTCCAAACGTGCCTTTTCTTTGGTTAGGCTGTCAATCTGTGATTGCAGACCGTTTGCGCCCTCAACTTTGGTTTTGAACTCGGTTAATACTCGTTTGGCGTAATCAAACGTCTTTTCGGTTCCGTTCTTTGCGATACCGGACACCGCCAAAATATCGGCATCCAATCCGCCGTAAATTTCGCCCGTCTTTTTGGCGATAACGCTATTTTCGTCGTTGGCGGACAATGTTGTAATCGCCGCAATTTGTTCGTCGGTTAATCCGGCTAATGCCGCATTTGCAACTAAAATTTCTCTCGTTAACATAATTCTTTCCCTTTGAATTAATTAAGTGCGATTGCTGTTACTGTTCCGCTGTTTGCGTTAATAATATGAATTGTGTATTTTGGCGAATCCCCGATTGTGTCAACCAACCAACTAACAACACGTGCATGGCTGATTTTCTTTTCAACCTCTTTTGTTACCAAAATGACGTCGGTAATTGTTCCGCCCTCAATACATTCAATCAACTTTTTCTTTGTTGCGCCATCCAATGCGGCGGCGGTTGTTGTTACTTCAATAACCAAATTGTCCTGCTGTGCAATCTGTGCCATAATCGTATTTTTAATAGTTTAATACTCTGTTACTTTTTCGCTCCGGGTTTGTCCTCGGCTTCTGCCTTTGCCTTTGCATCGGCTTTGGTTTCTTTGGCGGGTTCCGCCGGGATAACTCCAGCCGCTTTCAATTCCGCCAAAATTTCAGCCTTTAACGCCGCTTTTTCCTCGGCTTTGGCTTTCGCCTCGGCTTCTGCCTTTGCCTTTGCATCGGCGGCGGCTTTTTCCTCGGCGGCTTTCTGCTGTGCTGCGGTTCGTGCCGCTTTTTCCTCGGCTTGCGCCTTGACGTACTCGTTGGGGTCGTGCAATACGGTAATCGTGTAACCCTGTTTTTTCAGATTTTCGGCAATGCTATTTTCATAGCCTTTTTTGCCGAATTTCTGAATACGGGGGATTGATAACCGTTTACCCGTTTCGCTGTCGAATTTCTTAATTTCGATAACGCAATGATACAAATGTTTCTCATTGTCGGGGACAATGTAATTTTCGGGCGTAACGTCGATAATCGCAACGTCTTTAGTTTTGCCCTCGCTTACTTTCACTCGCATAATCGTTAAATTTATTTGTTATAAAATTTATCTTAGAGTTGAACGGCATATTATACCCAAACTCCAATACGTTCAAATATTCACGCTCAAACCTGCGCACAAAGTTAGCAAAATTCAACTTTATACGCATATCGTTTTCGCTGATAATGTTTTTACCGTACAAATCCAATACCTCGGAACGGGTTAAATGTCGGTACGGTTCCAATTCCGCCAACGTCAACATACGTTGCAATTGGGTTGGATTGTTCCGGTATTCCGTTTCAATGATTTGGTTTTGTAGGGCGTCTAATTCCGCCTCGCTTGCGCCGCTTTCCTTTGCTACCTTGTAACGTTCCCGTAACTCCGTTGCGTTGGATAAATAAAACTCCGTGCCGTAATTGACTTTTGCAGAAACGAACAAACCGCCATACCTCAAACGGCAAACGGTTTCATCGACGAATTGTTGCGCCGCCTCAAATCCTTTCTTTACTCGGTTTAATACCGTGCTTTGGCTCTCAAAATTCGCCTGTATTTGTTGCTCGTTCAATGCGTCCCGTGTGGTTATTTCCTCGTTGGTTCCAACAACCGACGTAATAATGTCATTCTTTAGGCGGTTTTCTTCCTCAACGTTATAATCCAAACTCCCACGGTCAACGGTTAGCATTTGCACCGGGTTACGCAAATCGGGTTGTTTATCCCCGTCCGGTATTGGTATTTCAACGAACGAACCGACGCCGTTAATACTACTATCCCCGCATTTGGGGCAACGCATCAAAAGCCCGGCGGCGTCCAATCTGTAAAACCCTTGTTTGTCTTTCAAAAACCCACCGTCGCAATAATCGCCATTTTCGCCGTTACTGAAATCGCAACTTTGTTCATACCCGGAATAAATCGGATATGCACCGTACAAATCTAAATGTCGCTTACTGATATGGTAAAACAAAAACCAATCCAACGCCTCCAATTGTTTGGTTAGCGGGGATTGCTTAACGTCGGGTTCCGATAAACTCAACGGTTCATTCCAAAAGAAACGGGCGGGACAATAACCGACGTCGTGCGGGTTATCAATCAGCAATTCGCCGATATTGTGGTTTTTGTCCTCTCTGAAAACTCTATAACGTTCGTCGTCAATTACTGCGATACGTTCGCCGTCCTGCCTAAATATGATATAATCCATTACCCCCGTCGTCGGGTTGGCTCTGTAATCAATCACGGATGCAATAGGCAACCAATAGAAATACGGTTGCGGGTATTTGTCGGCGGGGTTTTGTTCGCTCGGCATATCGACAATTAGAACGCTATTTATTTCGGTTTGGAAAAACTCCCATCCTTTTGTACTCCAAATTTCCGGTTCGTGTAATACGTCTTGGCGGTAATACTCCCAATCGTCCCTTTGTTCCGGGTTTTGGAACTGATAATTGAACGCCGGGTTACGACCGTCAAAAATCCGGCTCAACTTATCAAAACAAACGCCCGTTACCTCGTTTGTCTTAACGGGGTAACGGAACAATGTTTTGAACATTTTAAATTTATCGTGCGGCAATAGGTTAGAAACAAATGCCATAAAATCCGTAATCGGTTGGCAAATGTCAAACGACGTAATACGGGTGCGGGCGTGAAAATTAATGCGTTGTTGATGATAAACGGCTTTGTTTATCGTCTTACGCTTTTTCTGCTCCGTTATCCGTTTTTTTATTTCGTCTATACTCAATCCCATTGTCGTTGGTAAATTTAAAATCGCTGTCTTTGGGTAACTGCCAACCGCCGTTGTTTGGCATCCGCAACAACCTTTCGGCGTGCTTAATCTCAAATTCATCGGTTAAACCATGCGGCGGACAAACTAATTTAACCTTTGTAACTTTTGCCGCCATATCGTCAACCGTTTGCGGGTTTCAAATCGGTTAGCGGGTTGAAATCCGGGGTTACAATTGTGAGGTCGTCCGAATAGTTCGGCAAAAACGCCCATTGTATTGCGTTGCTGTCCGGGGCTTCCAATCCGCCATGCGTTTTGTCGCCAATGAACAACGAACGGATAGGAATAGGATAATACGTTGTCTTTACCGTTTCATCCTGTATTGCTTCAATACTTCCGTTTTCGTCAAACAGATAAACGCCCAAATTGTCCGCCCAACTTTCGCATTGCAATTCTTTCATTGCCTTAATTACTGATTGGGGGATTTTACGCATTACGCCCGTGAACGGGTTAGGTTCACGCCCTATAATTTCCTCAACGCCTCCCAATGTTTCGTTACCGCCGCCAAAGGTTCGGGGGGCTCCGGCTTCGTTGGTCGGGGCTTGGATATACGGGGAAACAACAATTTTTGTGCTATCAGCCGCCGACAATAACGGCGTCCATGATGCAAGCAAAGTAATTGCCTTTTCCGTGGTAAAACGGTTTTTGCTTCCATCGTCTTTGGTTAGACGTTGAAACGCTACCTTTTGGATTTGCCCGAAACTTTCGGCGCATTTTACGGCGGGAATATCGGGCAATGAAGCCGCCGCCGGACACTTACAAGTAATCATACTCTTTAAATTTTAACGTTAAAAATTACATTTGTTACCTCGTTGGGCTGTCCCTTTGCCCTCTGTATTACTTCTACGTTGCAAAGTTATAAACTTTTTCCGTTATAAACTTGCATATCTCAATTAAATTGTTAGTTACGACGTTTAACGCCCCGGTTTGCGTGTGCGTATGGTTGTATATTACCGTCGGCAATCTCTTTTTCGTAAATCCCGGTTAATCCGTCCTCCGGGTCGTCGTGCGTGTTCGCATCGAAATTGCGCAAAAAGGTGGTAACATGGTCGTAAATCGCTTTGTACCGGGTTTCCCAACCGAACGGCATAATAATACTTTGATTTACCATTGCGGACGCCGTAATTATCCGGCTTTCCTTATTGCCGCCTTGATAAAACGGGTCTGTCATTGCCCGCATTTTCTTTTTAATAACCTTTTCGTAACCCGCACCGCCGTTGTTACTCTCAACCCATACTTTTTGCGTGCCGTTCCTGTTAATCATTGCCGGAACGGTTACGGTTGTAACGTCCGTATTTTCGTCCGTCATTTCCATATCCGTAATTAAAGCAAATAACAACGGTTCCATACGCTTTGTTTTCTCGTTGAAAATCATGTTGTCCGATTTATAAACGTCATACGTGGCGGCAAACAAAAGGTCGTCCCCCTCATCGGCAACATCTATGTATGCGCCGGAACGTATGTACGTGCCGTAATCGGATTTTTCAACCCATGTTTTGAACGGTTGATATAATCGACCCTCGGCGGAACCGGGGTTGCCTTGATAGAGGCATTGAAATTGTACCGGGTCTAATGCTTTTTGCGCTTCCAACTTTTGCTTACTGTGTCGGCTTTCCCATAATGCCGCCCCCGGTTCCCGTGGGTCTATCTCGGTCGGTTCCCCGGTTTTCAATCCCTCAAAATTTATGCGCACCCACGCCCCCGGCGTTACGTTCTCTAAATCCGCCCAACACTTAACATCAATAATCGTTTCGCCGCTCTTTTCAATGCGCCCTATCAAATCGTCGTCGTGCCAACGGGTAAATACAATCAATTCTTGACTATCGTTGTGTAAACGGGTGCGTACAACGGTCGTGTACCATTTCCATGCCGCCGCCCGTACTATCGGGCTGTTACCCTCGGCGTAATCCTTATACACGTCGTCCAATATCGAAACGTCCACGGTTTTAGACGTCAGCGAACCGCCACGACCGACGACACGCAACGACCCCTTACGCCCTACCATTTCGATAACATCGGAATTGCGCAAATAGGTATTAGCCATTGTTACGACGTTTGACCCATTTAAGTACGTGCCGGGGAATAATTCACGATACCGGGGCGTGTCGATTATTCGTTGAACGTCCCGGTTAAAATCCCGTGCAATTGTCGCCGCATACGAACCGATACATATTTTGCGGTCGGGGTCTAACCCCAACATAAATGCGGGTAATTTACGGCTCGACCCCTCCGATTTGCCATGTTGGGGCGGTTGTTGCACAATCATCTTTCGTATTTTGCCGTGTGCGAACATATCCAACAACGTATAATAAACGACGTGGAACGGCTCTAATACTAAATCCGGTTGCATATACCGGGCAAAGTTGATAAGGCGTTTACGGGCGGCGGCTTTAACAAGCAAATCCGGTTGTTGCCGGATTGCGTCGTACATCTGCAATAATTGTTCGTTGTTCATTGCTTTGCTCCTTTCTCCCATTTAGAACACGCCCGACGACCTCGGACAATGTAAAATTCATAATGCGGGCAACGTAAACAAATCGGGTTCCCGTTTAAATCCCGGTGTCTATGGTCGTCCGTTATCCATTCGGAAAAACGGCACGTATCGCAAATCTCGGTTTGCCATTCCGGTTGCTTGGTTCCCGGACGGGGTGCGGTTATTCTCTTTGCCATTATTGCGCCCCTCCTTTCTCCAACAATGCCTTTTGATATTCGGCGGACTGCAATTTATCAGCCAAAGCAAACAACATATCGTCCGGGATTGCCTTAACGTCGTACTTTGGTTTATCGTCGTCGGTCGTGGCGTTATATCCGGGTATCTCAATTTTAACGGGTGCGTCAAACCCTAACATCTTTGCCCGGCGTTGTTGGATATTCAAAAGCAAATCCAAAAACCGGGGGTTCCCGGCGGACGTTTCGGTTGCGGTTTCATTGTACCCGTAATATTCCGGGTCGCTGTCCTCGGCATCGGTTTTGATTGGTCGCCCTTTGTTGGTTTTCTCTTTGGTGCGCATCTTTCCGGTTTTCGACGCTTCCCACGCCTCCCATGCTTGTTGCTCCATTTTATCCAATTTGCGCAATTCCTGCGTAACGTATTCGTCGATATTATCCAACCGTTCCCGTTTCCACTCAATAAGGCATTGTTGCAAATCGTAATAAACCATTTGAAAGGTTATTGTATAACCCATTCCACGCGCGGACAAATCCCGGTTCAATGCGTCCGCAATTTCCCGGTACGAATACCCACGCAAAAACAAATCGGAACAAAACCGAATGTCGTAAATTCGTTGTTCCTCGGAACGTTTATTATAGCCTAATGGCTTCTTTCTCTTTTTCATAGTCAAACCTCCTTTGCTGTCAAATCGTACTCCCATACATAGCCGCCCGCCGTTTTATATACTCCTTTACAACATCGGGTAATCGTTATATTTTTTATTCCCGTTTTTCTTTCCGCTTCCCTTATGGATTTATACCGGGCAATTTCGTTTCCGGCTTTTGAACGTTGTATTACAGCTTTAGCAATTTTATTATGTTTGCCGTTATATGTATTATTATACTGATTATCGCACCACTCCAAATTATTGGCATTATTATTAAACTTGTTTTCGTCCTTATGATTTATTTGTTTCCAATTATTTGGATTTGGAATAAATTCCATTGCAACTAATCTATGTACCATTAATGCAGTTAGTTTGCCGGACTTATATAACCTTACCTGCAAATAGCCCTTACCGCTTACTGTTGGCTTTAGCAACTTACTTTTTCCAGTTCTTCCATAATTGAGGCTTTTTACATTACCATAATTGGATATTTGGTAATTCTCAAAACCGGATATATCTTTCCAAACTTCCATATCTTTTTTTTGCAAAGATAATAAATGTTTTTCGTTTGCAAGTTATTTGCGGGGAATTTCCATTTTAAGAGGCTTTTGTTATTAACTCAATACTTTTATCGTCTTAATGGTTATCTTTTAACCACGGGGCAAATTTACGGGTTTTCCGGGGCATTGCCAAACCTTTGTTATCTCATGTACATAAACGGAAAAACCCCGGCTTTGTTTCCGGGGGTTCTTTTCCAAATCGACCCGTTGGATTTGTATTTCGGAACCGGGGAACATATCAGCAAAGAAAGCCGCCATTGCTTCCACTTCTTTTGGGACGTCGTGCGCCTCCGGTTTTTTGTACTCCCTTTTACGCTCCGGTTGCTTTTCCATTTGGACGGCGGGGCAAACGTTGATAAGCGGGCAACCCTTACAAGTGTTCACGGGCTTTGCTTTCTTTTCGCTTTCGCAAATCGCTTTATATTTCCGGTCGTAATCTGCCGTTCTAAATTCGTGGAAATCGTCCCGGTGTGCGCTTGCACGTGTAAACATTTCCATTGCTTCAACCGCAATGCGGGCTAAAATAAAATCCGGGGTATCATTAAACGCCTTTTCCATTGAATTACGGTTTACTACCTCGGCAATCTCGTTAATAAATTGTTCTCTGTTAATCATGCTCTATTATTTTTTATCGTTCATAAATTGGGAATGTCTTTTTTGCCATTGTTCGCAACCGGGGTTCTCGCAATAAACGGGG